TGATAATAAATTTCTGCTCTTTCTCTATTATTATCACAATCGCTCCATCCCGGTTCTTGCCCACAATCTCCATGATTAAGTTCAAATCTAAATGATTTTTCTCCTACAATAGAATGGTCGCTTAGTGTTATAGAGCCTGTATTAGGTTTAGTTAATTTATGTATTTCTTCTAAATACAATCCACCGTCTTTATCTGCTCGTGCTTCAGATTGTAATGCATTAATACTTGTTGCGTTAGTTGTAGTATTACAAGCCGTAAGCAATATTACAATGCCAATTACAAAAAATTTACCAAGCATTTCCGCCATCCATTTGTACTTCTACAACTTCTTCTTTGTTAGCATTTTCTTTAACAAACTTTTCCATATCACCTTGTAGTCTAGACATTACAATCCCTAATGTAAATGCTAATCCTTTTGCCTGTTGCAATGTAAGTTTTACTTCTTTTGCCTGTCCAGAATCAGCCTGTTTAACCTGTTGGATAAACTGCTCAATAGGTGCAGTATTAAGAGGATTTTGCGTTGACACGTGATAACTCCGTTCTCATTTCTATATCAGTCTTAAATGGACCGCTATAGTTGTATCGTTCAATTGTAATTTGTTTAGGACAAAAACTCTTAACCCAACCCTTTTCAAATTGGATACAATAATATCCTGCACAGTATAGGCTTTTGCTTTTGTTACTTTTACTAAACAAAGGTAATTTATTTTTAACGTCATACATTGGATTAAAAGGTTCGCAACTAGTCGGATATCCATGTACTTCAAACTCTGATTTCGATATATCATTGTCGGCACTACTCCAACTAATCTTACCTAAATGTTTTTTAAGTTGATTAAAGTCTCCAAATACTGTAGTACCTTGTCCACAAGAGTATGTATAACACTCCTCGGCGGCACTTAAAGTACCTACTTTAGATCCATTTTCTTCTACGATCCAAAACTTATCTTTTAACACTTCTTTTGCTTTTATTGTCATACCGGATACCTCGCTTGTAGTGGTTCTGCATAGTATTGTGCCTGGTCTGCAATACGTTGCATATCCCATTTAGCACAAAATTTCATAAGACGCATGCCAACCTGTTGTACTTCTTTAGGTGTCATGTGTTCTTCTATTACATTATTAATAATACTTCTAATGTTACCAGGTTGTGCAGTTAAGTCACACAAAATAACATTACGTTGATAGTCATCTAGTACACGATGCTCGTCGCCATTATGATCAGTCCAACGTTGTAACATCATGTTGTTCCAATTATAACCTTTTGTTTGTTTATCTTCAAATGCTTCAATAAGACCAACTTTGTTCTTAGTGCCTTTTTTACGTACACCTGGATATGCACTAAACACGTTGTCACTAGTGTCACCACGCATACACTTTTCAAACAACATAAATTCAGGGTGTGGAGCAGGTTTTGCTTCTTTAGTTTTCTTATCAATTACACTATTACCTTTCTTATCAAAGTAACCTTCGTGTGTAATTGTTACATCTTGAATACCATTATACTGTTTACAGTTAGGTGCAATAAGTTGTGCAAAGTCGCCATCAGTACTAATAATAACATGATTATCATTAGGATGTGCTTGTACCCAACCTGCAATAAGATCATCTGCTTCTAATTGTGGATGTTGCATAACAGTACAGTTAGTCTTAGTATCTACAAAGTCTTTAAACTCATCAAACACTTCCCAAAACACTTTATCTTCTTCTGCTTGTGCTGGAGTAAGTGCATCACGACTTTCTTGTCTGTTACGCTTGTAAGGTTCGTAAAAGTCTTTACGCCAACTGCGTCCTTCTAAACAAAACACAACATGATCTGCATTAAAGTCACGCCATGCTTTCTTAACACCTGAAAGTGTAATATGAAATGCCATACCGACTTTATCATCTATGCTACCACGTACTACGTGTCTTGCACGAAAAAATGTATTAGCAGTATCTACTAGAATATAAGTTGCCATTAGTTTGCCTCTGTGTAATTTATAGTACTATTATAGCACCAGATCTGGCTGTTGTCAACCATTAAGATATTTCACTCTTGCCCTTGTCAATTGGAACTACATTAATATACCCTGCATCACGCTTAGGATCTTGACCTTCTTCTTCGAGCATTTGTGCTACAATAGTCTTAAACCATGCATCTACAATCTGTTCGTTTGTTTCGCCCGAGTAACCTGCATCAAGTAGTTCTTCGATGAATTGATTATTCCAGTCGAGTTCAAAGAACCCGTTTCGAATGTTATCTTTGTTTACTTGTGTATCAAGTACTGCAACCCATGCTTTGCCTGCTTTAGTAGCCGCTTTTTTTTCAGCCTCAAGAGCATCACGTCGAATATCTTCTGTAGTTTTTTCTACTGCAACCTCTTGCTCTTTTTTGCCTTGTAATTTATTTACATTTCTTACTAGTTTATTCCACCACCCCATTTTAGTACTCCACTTTTTGTTGTAGATACTGTATTTCAATATTCTTTGCACCAGTATCTTCATCATAAGTATCGTGCAATCTATACGATACTCCTTGTTTATATAACTTAACATTTAGTTTGTTCATACTATCTACATACAAACGTAACTCTTTAATCATATCTGCTACTTTTGGATCTTTCATCACCAACCAGCCTTTCTAATTGCGTCTTGATCAATAGGCGCTTTCATTACTTTGTTTAATTGTTCTTTTTGTTTATCAGATATTGTATCTTTACTTTTATACATATCAAGTTCCCCAGGCATTTCCGAATAGGCTGATATGGAGTCTGGGGGTAAATCGCCATCCTTCTGCCATACATGCTTCGGCCACATCTTTAACGTTGAGAACGTATTCTTCACTGCGTCCACCCAACGGCATAAGATATACTGGACATTCCACCCCGGCACTTCTGTAAGCGTCCACAGCCTTTTTAACTTCATCAAAGTCACTTTGAGTAGCGACAACAAACTTAAAATACATGTCGCTATCAGTAACAGTATTATACTCACTAGCCACATCAGGCTTAATAGCAGTATCCCAAGGTTCTCCACTAACGCTAAGTTTTGGGGAACAAGACCAAGTGACTTGGATTCTGTCCTGATCGTTGAGATAGTTAAAGAGATCTTCGTGTAAATGTTGTGTAGTATTTGTTTCAAAAGTAATATTCCTCAAGTCTTTCATACGTGGATGTTCGAATAACTCTACGTACAGTCGTTGCCACGCCAACAACGGTTCGCCACCTGTCATAATCAAATGAACGTCTTGACCATTATCTTGTACCCATTTACCATTAGGTGTAAGAGATAGTAAATGTTCAACTACTTCGTCAACAGTTGCCTGCTTATTAAACTTTTTAAACTCAGGATAGATACTTGCATATGTATCGCAACCTGTGTGTATAATAGGCAAGTCATTAAACTCTTTTGTAGTTTCATGCACACCAGCGTCAAGTAATCCTTGAACTTCAGCATTATGAATGATGCCTGCTTTTTGTTTCTCGTCACGCATTGGTTCATTTTGTAAACCAAAATTCATACAACGGAAGTTACATCCAAAAGTACGTAAAAATACACTTGGTACTCCTACAAATTTGCCTTCACCCTGTACTGAATAGAATGCTTCGCTATAACGTAATTTCATTTAATACTCCATTTTATACTTTTATTATACAGTATATTTAGGTTTTTGTCAAGTGTTTAAGAAATTTTTGTGCAATTAATCTATGGAATAATTGATTAAAGTGTTCTTTATCTTCTTCAAAATAGTTCTCATGATTAATATTTCTTTGTTTAAAGAACTCTTCTACGCTTTGTGGTGCTATAGTAGTTGCTTTCAATTTACCGTAGAAATCCCATTGTTCAGGAAAGAATGTTCTTTCTCTCATTTTAAACAAGTATAAAGGAATATTCCTATCAGCACACATATTATCCCATGTGTAAATATCTTTGAAGAAATCTCGTTGTTCTAAATGTGTATTAAGTTCAAAGAATGTTTTAATTTCCATATATGATGACTTGCGTATATCAGGATCTACAAGTCCATTTTCGTAACTAAAATTTAATCCAGGAAACTTTTCATAGTCTCCTTCATGTGGTTTTTGATAAAGTTGTAAATACTGATCGTTGTCTCCTGATATAATTTTATCAAGATATCTATCAACTGTGTTATTACTATTAGTACCTTCGAAGTGAGTAAACTCGTCAATTGGTAATACACTAGGATCAAGTTTTTCATTGAATCCTAAAATGAATCTATTTAATGATGACATTAAGATAATAACTTCGTCAATGTCATCATATTTTTTAAACATACTTCCAATCCAGTCTGCATATGATCGATTATTTGCACCTGGCATTGCATAGACAATAGCCTTTTTATTATGTAAATTTGCATATTCTTCTACATAATTGTTTTCATTCCATACAGAAAAACTGCCCAAGCCTTGTTTACCTGGAACAGTTCTGTAACCACATGTATGGCTATCACCTATAAAAAGTGTTCTAGTCATTAAAAT